TGCGCACCTGTCGACGATCGCCGATTGCGTCGTGTCCTTGGGTGCGCTTGTCGAGCGGCTGCGCGCCGAACTCGCCAAGATCCGTGGCCGTGACGCCAAGCCGTTCGATTGGGACGGCGTGCCGACCGTGGAGGAGTGGATCGAGGAGAACCTGCGCGAGCGAGAGCCCCGCGCCGGCAGCGCCATGGTCGAGCTTCATCCCGACGAGGTGGTGGCCGATCGCGGTGAGTCGCGGCGCGTGGCCGGATGGCTCAAGGACCTGCTGGCGGAGAGCGGGAAGCTGCGCGCCGAACTCGCCGCGAAGCATCCGGCTGAGGCCGCGCAGCAGGGGCCGAGCGACGAGGAGATCGCCTACGCTTTGGGCAACGACATCCAAGGGCCGGTGCTTCGCAAGGTGCTCCGTATGATCGCCCGGCGCGCGGGGGTGAAGCTGTGACGCGCCGCGAATGGAAGTGCTGGTTCGCCGACGAGAGCGAGGACGGCGCCGTTGACGTGCTCGGTTGCTACACGGCCGAGCAAGCGTCGCGGGAGTTCGTCGACCAAGCGTTGAGCGGTGGCGACTACAGCGAGTGCGTAGACAACTACCCGCTGACCGTCATGGTCAGGTCCGACAGCGGCTCGGTTGAGAAATACGAGGTGACCGTTGAGACGATTCGGCAGATAAGCGCCAACAGAGTGCCAGGGCCACACGAGGACACCGAATGACGCGCCGACCGAAGACGCCGAGGACGCGAGTCGCCCTTGCCGAGGCCGAGCTTGGGCGCGTGTTCGGCATGGCCCAACAATGGGGCTGCCGCCGTCGCAAGAAGGGCCGCCGCGCGAAGTCGGGGCAGTGGTGGAGGAGGCCATGAGGATGATCTATCCGGCCTGCCTTGGGCTCGTTTCCGCGCTCTTCCTTGCCCGGTGCGTGTGCGCGGCCATTGAAGGCGACAAGACGAAGGCTGCAACGAGCTTTCTGGTGGCAACCGTCCTCGCCAGCCACATCCCGGCCAACATCGAGAGAGCGAAAAGGACCAAAGCATGACGACCGACCAACTGACCGGCCGCGCGCCAGCCGAACGCAAGCCGATGGGCATGATGGCGTGGCTGGCTACCGACGGTGGGCGACGCTGCCCGCAGTGCGGCAAGTTCGCCAAGCCTGACGAACTCGGTTCGATCGGCGAACGCTACGTCAGACCCGATGGAGCTGCCGTGATCGTTTCGATGTATGGGCACCTGCCGGGGCGCGGGTGCCACAAGACGGAGGCGACCCATGACCAATGACCTGACCGGCCGCGCGCTCGACGAGGCTGCGGCGCGGGCGATGGGGTGGACAGCCCCGGCTCGTCGTGGCCGTGGCGGCGAGGGAGGCGAAGGCATGAGGACCGACGAGAGGCGGTTCCTTGCCTTCGTGGCATGGGCGTGCACCATCGTGCTCGGCTGCTACATCATGTTCAGGTGGGCGAAGGTCGAGCTGGACTACTACGAGTGGCAGACGAAGAGGAAGTGCGAGGCGACCGATGGCAAGTAACCTGACGCCCGAACGAAGGAAGAAGCTGCGCGCCCTTGTCGACGAAGGGCACCACCTCATCACGGTGAGCCGGGCCGACGCCTACGCGCTGCTGGACATGGCCGAACGCTGCGCCAAGGCCGAGGCGAAGGCTGCAGCCTACGACAAGCTGTGCGAGGGCCAGCGCGAGCAGTGGTCGAGCATCACCCGCGACATCGTGAAGGCACAGAACAAGCAAGGAGACGCATGAAGATCACCAAGCAAGGCGAGCCACCGGACACGGTCTACGAAGGCCGATGCGAGGAGTGCGGCTGCGAGTTCGAGTGCGCCCGCGAGGAGACGGTCGTTGGCGCGTGGCGATACGCCGATTGCCCGAACAAGTGCGGGCATCTGGTCCAGGTCTACAGGCTGACCGATCTGCGCAAGATGGCGCGCGAGCAGGAGAAAGCATGAGCACGATCGACGATCTGCAGCGGCTGCACGATGTCGCTGGCCCAGCGGGCGAGATGCGAACCATCCCGAAGCGTGATTTCCAGGTGGCCCTGCACAACGCATGGCCGGCCATCCACCGCGTGCTCGTGGCGGCGCGGAAGATCGTCGTCGAGAACCTCATTGACCTTCAGCACGAGGACAACGATTACTTCGTGTGCGGCACCTTTGCGGGGAAGCCTTGCGATTGCTGCGAGCGCCACGACTCTGAGGCGATCGGCGGCCTCACTGAGGCGCTGCGGGCGCTGGACGACAAGGAGCAGCGGACGTGAGCAAGAAGAACCCGATCGCAACCAGGATCGCCAGAGCCTACTTCCCTGGCATCACCTACGCCGAGCTGTTTGACGCTGTGTTTCCTGAAGCTGAATACCCGGAGGCAAGGCGCTACCAATCGAACGGCGGCCCACCAGGAGCCTGCATGGCGTTCGGGGCCGCGCTTCGACGCATGCGCGCGTCTTGGCGTCGTCCAGGCGATCGCGTGATCATCGACTTGGCTGTTCGAGACAAGGCCATGATGATCAGCCGCGAACAAGGCCGGGATTCGTATGCCTGATTGGTTGGGAGGAACAGAAGCGATGACGACCGACGACGACATGCGCGAGATCGAGGCGGCGCTGGACGAGTTGATTGCTCTACTGGAGCAAGCGGCCGACCGCTGGCCTGATGTGTGGGAGCCGAGGCGCGAACGGGTGCTGGCCCTGATCCGCCAGAAGCTGCCGAAGCACATCGGAGACCAGGGCGACCACCGCATCGACATCCAGACCGACGGCTCTGGCAAGGCCGAGGGATGCACCGTCTACATGACCGACAAGGACGGCAAGACGACGAAGTTCCTGCCGGTGACGGACGACGCCGAGCACGAGCGGGCGGCCGAGGCGTGGCACTTGCGATTCCGCGAACACACGCGCCACTGGAACAGCGAGGACGGGCACTCGAACTGGAGCGGAGTCGGCTACGAGGCCCTGCGCCTGATGCGCGCGAGGCCGGCAATCGACAAGGCGGCGGGGGAGCTGCTGCGGGCGGCGAAGGGTGTCGTTGACCAGCTGGCCGAGAAGCAGGATCGCGACGACCTGCAAGAGGCCATCGAGGCGGCCGAGCGCGCTGGCATCTGAAAAAACTTGCCGACGTAACCCGATGCGCCTACGTGCGTTGGCGGTTCCCGATGCGGATTTGTAGGCGCAACGGTTGACAAAGTGGGCGCGGTGGCCGATAGTTGGGGCATGAACACGACCTCCGCCCTCCGCATCGTTGGCATCACGGACGAAGTCAGCACCTGCGACTGCTGCGGCAAGAACGACCTGAAGCGCGCCGTCGCCCTGGAAGGTGAGGAGGGCGAGGTTGTGTTCTTCGGCACGACTTGCACCGCGATCGCCCTCGGCCGCGACGCCAAGGAGGTCCGCAAGGAATCGAAGAAGGCGCAGGACCGCCGCGACGAAGCCCGCCGCGCGGCCGAGCAGGCGAAGCGCGACGCGGAGTTCGTGTTGTGGGTGGAGTTCGCTCGCGCCAAGGCCGGGATGCCGAATGCTGGCATGCCCGAGATCCTGGCCGCGATGGGCGGCCAGTGGGTCAACGAAACGCAACGGGAGTTCCGAAACCGATGAATCAAAGAGACTTTCTGACGGACGTGGTAGCGCAGGCCATCGACGAGGCCGTGGCAGCCGCGATGAGGGATGACGGCGACGCCGAAAGCGTCCGCGCCTCCTGCATCGCGAAGGTGGTCGGTCACGTCTACTGGTGCGACCTAGACCCTGCCGAGTTTCTGCGGGATGCTGGGTGGAGCGTCCACGCAAAACAGTTCAAGCGCGATGGCCAATGGGTTGTCGACGCCGATGCGTGGCCCCCTCGGTGGTTGGCGACCAACGCAGTCAGTAGCGGGCCGTGCAGCTCCTTCAACGAAGCCCTGCAGTCCGTGATGCGCGTCATCAAGCAGAAGTTCGGCAGCGACGCCGCGAGGAAGAAACTTGAACCGCTCTGAGTGGGCCGCCGCCTTCGGCCAACTGATCGCCGCCCGCCGCACCGCTCGCGGCCTCACCCTCTCCGAACTCGGCAGCATGCTCGGCTCGCACCGTCAGACCGTGTGGCGCTGGGAGCACGGAGAGCAGCTGCCGGACGCCTACGACCTATGCCGCATCGCTGAGGCGCTGGGGTGCTCGGTCAAGTCGCTGTTGCCGGCCGAGCGCGCGGGGGTCAGGTGATCCCGGCACCATCGCCGCTCCGGGTTGTGAATGAATGAGTGAATCAATCATTCATTGATTCATTCACCACAAGCCAGAAGGGGAGGGCGCTGTACCGAGTAGCGCGCAACGGTCCCGTCCGAATCGACTTGTGACTATCGGGGGAAAGGGGCTGGCCCCGTGCTGGTGAGGGCGCGCGCTGCGCTGCGGCCGTATTCTGAGTACAGCACCCTCGCCGGTCTGGGGTCGACTCTACCTCACGGACGACGAACCGTCAAGACCCTCCGTTAGCCTGGTGGGGCTTCCGTTCGGGCGCGGCATGCAGTATAGTGCAGCGCCATGGAGTTCTTGACCCCATGCCCTGAGCTGGTGTTGCGGCCCGTCACCGACGAGGAAGCCGACGCCATGCTGCTGGGAAACGAATGGCTGCGTCACGCCGTCTGGAAGCCCGTAGGCGGCCCAATCCCGGCATGGTCCCACCCGATGCGCCATGTGGACACCGACCGCGCTGCCGGCATCGCTGCGGCCCGGCAATGGGGTGAGGTGTACGTGTGGGAGTGAGGGGCTACACGCTGGAGGGGCTGCCCTGCGGCGAGACCCACCCGCGCGCCCACGTCCCCGACTGCATCGTTCACGAGATCCGAGACCGCGTGGAGAACCGCCGGGAGGCCATCGCCGCCATCCTGGCTGACCTCCAGGCACGCGAATACCGCGTCAGCCGGCGCCAGGTCTACCGGATCGCCAACTACCAGACCCGCGCGGCGATCGCGGTTGAGTTTCGGAGGAACTGAGGATGGGGCGCACGCCGACTCCGCACGCAACCAAGGAGGCCGTCATCAAGGAGTTGGCGGACTGGCTGTCTGAGGGCAAGACCCTGCGCGACTACTGCCGGCAGCCGGGGAAGCCAGCGCGCAGGACGGTGGACGATTGGAGGGAGGAAGACCCCGAGTTTGCCGCCCGCATCGCGCGTGCGCGTATCCGAGGAGCCGACGCCATCGCTGAGGAGGCGCTGGAGATCGCCGACACGCCGCTCCCCGGAACGATCACGACCGAGGACAAGGATGGCACCAAGACCGTGACCGAGGACATGCTGGGCCATCGCCGGCTACAGGTCGAGGCGCGGTTGAAGCTGCTGGCGAAGTGGTTCCCGCAGGCGTACGGCGACCGGCAGCAAGTCGAGCACAGCGGCAAGGTGTCGCTCGAGCAGCTGCTTGCCGAGACCGCGCAGCAGGCACCGCCGCCCAAGTCGTGAGCGCAGGCGTCGACATCCTGCGCCAGTGGAGGGCCGACCCAGTGGCGTTCGTGCGCGCCAACTTCAAGGTCGAGCCGGACGAGTGGCAGAAGGACGCGCTGATGGCCTTTGCCGCCCCGGACGTGCCGCGCATTTCCATGCAGGCGTGCGCAGGCCCCGGCAAGAGCGCCGTTCTCGCGTGGATGGGCTGGCACTTCCTGAGCTGCCAAGGCGAGCTTGGCGACCATCCCAAGGGTTTCGCCGTGGCCGTGACGGCAGACAACCTAAACGCCAACCTGTGGCCAGAGTTCAGCAAGTGGCAGCAGCGGTCGCCCTACCTCAAGGCGTGCTTCACGTGGGGCAGCGAGCGCATCTTCCAGAACGAGAACAAGAGCACTTGGTTTCTGGAGGCTCGGTCGTTCCCCAAGACTGCCAGCCCCGAGGAGCAGGGCAAGACGCTGTCGGGTTTGCACGGCGGCTACGTGCTGGCGCTGGTTGACGAGTCCGGTGCGATCCCGCCTCAGGTCAGCCGGGCCGCAGAGCAAGCGCTGTCGACCAAGCCGCGCTTCGGCAAGGTGTGCCAGGCCGGGAACCCCCTGACGCGCACCGGGATGCTCTACGAAGCGGCCACCAACGGCCGGTGGCACGTTATCCGCATCACGGGTGACCCTGACGACCCGAAGCGATCCCCGCGCGTCGACATCGATTGGGCGCGCGATGCCATCAAGCAGCACGGTCGCAATGACCCGTGGGTGATGGCCTACATCCTCGGCCAGTTCCCACTCACCGCGTTCAACGCCCTTCTCGGCCCGGACGACGTGCGCGCGGCGATGGAGCGGCACCCGAAGGAGATGCAGTGGGGCTCATCCGCCCGCATTCTGGGCGTGGACGTGGCGCGCGAGGGCGACGACCTGTCGGTGATCTTCCGCAGGCAGGGGATCTGCGCCTCGTGGATGCCCAAGACCATGCGTAACGCTTCGTCGCTGCACGGCGCCGGCTTGGTGTCGCAGGCATGGGACGAAGCCAGCGCCGACGGCGTGTTCATCGACAACACGGGCGGCTTTGGCGGCGGCTGGATTGACCAGCTGCAGGCGCTTGGCCGGAAGCCGATCCCCGTTCACTTCGCCGAGGAAGCCAACGACCCACGGTTCGCCAACAAGCGTTCCGAGATGTGGCACCTGATGGCCGAGTGGATCAAGGGCGGCGGTTCGCTGCCCAACGTTCCCGAGCTTGTGGCTGAGCTGACCGTGCCGACCTACACGTTCAAGGGCGATCGGCTCATCATGGAGGACAAGAAGCAGATCAAGGCTCGCCTCCACAGGTCGCCCGACTACGCCGATGCGCTGGCCCTGACGTTCGCGCAACCAGTCATCCGCCGCGACATCGACCCGCGCTACTCACGCAAGGCAATCCGGGCCATGGCCGAGACGATGGGTGAGTACGACCCAAACGCAGGTTTCTGACCGCGTGCCATAACCGTCCGTAGTCGGCCACAGCATCCCCGCGTGATCTGCTCGGCCGAACTGCGCCCGATGACCGTCGCGGAGATGGAGGCGAAAGCCGGCCATTTGATGGCGGCGCACTGGGCCGAGGTCGAGGGCGACCGCGCTCCGCTCTGCGTGAACTGGGATAGGTTCCGCGAGTTCGAGGACTTGGGCCTTGTGATGATCCAGGGCGCCTACGTGGACGACGAGCTAGTTGGCTACTGCGTGCTGACGCTCAACGTGCATCTGTTTGAGGATGCCAAGCCGGCGCGCATCTCGGCCATCTACGTAGATCCTGGGCGCCGCAGCGGGTGCATCGGGACCAGCTTAGCGGCCTGCGGGAGCATTGGCGTCAGCCTTGCACGCTGGGCCATTAACGCCGCGAAGCAGGTTGGTGCCACGCAGATCGCAGGGCACGGCCGCAGCGGTGAGGCCGCGTGCAGGCTGTATGCGGCGCTCGGTTTCGACGAGCGCGAGACCGTCTACGTAAAGGAGATTGGCGATGTACGGGGCTGAATGGGTTCCGATTGCGTCTCTGGCTGTGGCCACTGCTGGGACTGGCTACGGCATCGCCAGCGGCATTGATTCAACCCGCAGGCAGCAGAACGCACAACGGAGGCAGGGCGCAGCACAAGACGCCGCCGAGGCCGCAGCCGCACGCCAGGAACGGCAGGCCATGGCCGAGCAACAGAAGGCGGCCAAGCAAGCCCCCGACGTCATGGGCATCTACGACCGCGAGCAGCGACGCGGCACGGTCGGCCCGAACCTCGTGAACAACGCAGGGCCGCTGACCTTGGGCGGCAACAGCCTCCTCGGAGTCTGACGCGATGGTGACCGGCGAAACGATCATCGGTGAGCTTCGCCGCCGTCACGAGGAAGCGAAGCGCAACCGCGCCGACCTGTTGCCGACGTGGCGCAAGATCTCGCGCTACATCCTGCCGGAGAACGGCAAGTTCCTGGCGACGACGCAGACCGATCGGCGCGTGTCGTACGGGGACATCCTCGACAACACGGCCAGCTGGGCGCACGGCGTCCTCGTGGCTGGTCTTGCTGCCGGTGCATTCCCGCAGGCTGTGCCGTGGGCTGGCATTCGGATGCGCGACCCGCAGCTTGAAGAGAGCGGCGTCGGCGGCGAGTTCACGGACCAGCTCAGTAAGGCCGTGCACAGCATCTGCGCCACGGCCAACGTCTACCCGGCCCTGCGGCACTGTGTTGCCGAGATGAGTGCATACGGCCCCGGCTGCCTCGTCATCGAGGAGCACGAAGAGCACGTCATCCACCTGCACAAGCTGACGGCCGGCACCTACTGCATCGAACGCGATTGGGATGGCTACGTGGTGGCGCTCTACCGCGAGATCACGTCGACCGTCGCGGCCGTCGTCGAGCGGTTCGGGTTGGAACGCTGCACGCTGCAGACGCGCCAGCATTGGGAGCAGAGGCGATTCTCTGAGCCGGTCGAGCTACTGCACGTCATCGACGAGCGCAAGCAGCGCGACCCGTCCAAAATCGACAACCGCAACATGCCGTGGCGCTCGATCTACATCGAGGCCAACGCGACGCTGGAGGATCAGCCGCTCAGCGAGTCGGGCTACCCGTTCATGCCGGTTCTGTGCCCGCGTTGGAGCGTCCACGGCGACGACACCTACGGCACGTCCGCCGCGATGAGGGCCCTTGGCGACACCGCCGGCTTGCAGCGCAAGCACGTCCGCATGGGCGAGGCGATGGACAAGATGACGCGCCCGGCGACGCAAGGCCCCGCCGAGATGGAGGAAGTGCAGGGCATGCCGGGAACGCACACGCGCACGACCGGCGCGGCCCGCATCGAACCCTTGGCGCCGCCGACGCTGCCGATTCAGTATCTCTGGCAGCAGATCCAAGAAGGCGACCACGCGCGCATCGCCCGCGCCTTCTTCGTCGACATCTTCCAAGCCTTCCTTGGCGACACGCGCAGCAACGTCACCGCGCGCGAGATCATCGCCCGGCAGCAGGAGAAGTTGCAGGGCATCGGCCCGGTGCTCAACAACATCGAGCACGACCTGTTGCGCCCGCTGGTGCAAGCGATCCTGTGGTTCATGTCGCAGCGCGGCATGATGCCACCGGCGCCGGTCGAGATCGAAGGGCAGGAGCTAGACGTTGAGCTGATGGCGCCTCTCTACCGCGCGCTCAAGGCCGAGCAGAGCCGTGGAACGATGCAGCTGGTCGAGATGATCGCGCAGTTGGGCCTCGTGCCTGGCTGGGATCACGTCCGCGACCGCATCGACGTGGACGCGGCGGCCGACGAGCTGCGCGAGACGTTTGGCGCTCCCAATCGCGTCCTCAAGAGCGTGCGCGAGGTGCAGCCGATCCGCGATGCCCGGTCAAAGATGCTGGCGGCGCAACAGCAGGCCGCGATGGCCGAGCAGATGGCGGGCACGGCGAAGGATCTGGCGCAGTCGCCAATCGACGAAGGCAACGCACTCGGCCGCATGTCGGGGGCGCAACGGTGAGGCCGCCTCCAAAGCTGGAGCCGGGCCGCAACGGCATCGTGCGCGACCTCGCCTATCGAGCTGGCCGCCTTGACGCGCTGCCGCCGCCGGTCGCCAACACATCGAACGCCGTCAACGCCGCCGCCGAGAAGGGGCAGCTTGAGGACGGCGACCGCATCGCCCTGGTGACTGCGGACGGGCAGATCAAGCCGCTATCCGTGGCGACGCTGAAATCCTGGCTTGAGTCAACCTACGTCCTCACCGCGCAACCATGACCGACGGAATCGACCCCATGTCCCTGATCGAGCGCCTTGGCGGATGGGGCGCGTTCCTCCTGTTCCTTTGGGTCGGGGGCCGCCAGTTCATGGAGCTCGCGAAGGGCTTCTCTGCCGGCGTGCTGTCGAAGCTCGACGGGATCATTTCCGTCCTGCAAGGGCACGAGAAGCGGCTCGACCGCATCGACGACGCGCTGGAGGACTTGAAGCGCGAACAGACCGCACACCACAACCAACAGGCCCACCGATGAAGCATGCTCTACCTCTTGCCGCTCTGGCTCTCGCCGCTTGTGCCGGCGCTCCTCGCACTACCACTGCCCAAGAGCGCGCCGACCTCTTGGCGTTGCTCTCGACCATCGAGACGGGTCTGGGCGTCGCCCACGGCACCGGCAAGATCCCGGCGGACCACTACGCACTCGCGCTTGGACAGGTGGCGGATCTGCGGGCGACGGTCGCTGCATCGGAGACGACGCCAGTGAGCGCAGCCGAGCTGCTCAACCGCGTGCTGGGGCTGGCGGCTGCGTGGGCGATCACGGTGGAGGCGAAGAAGTGATCTACGTCCTCTCGGCCCTCTGGCTGCTCTACGTCTCTGACCTGAGGAATTGGGCGTGATCCGCCTCGCCAACCTCACGCCGTTCCCGTTCTCTGGGTGGGTGCGCGCCGGCACGGATCTGGCGTTCCCGGCGCCCGCAATGGTCGGCGCCGATGGCCTGCGAGTCGTCGTGGGCGAGCGCACGGGGCTGGATCAGACGGCGCTGCACGTCAAGTGCGAGCTGGCCCCGTGGGAGTCCAAGGAAGTTGACCCAGCGACGCTGACGCCGTCGGCCGTGGCCTACCCGTTCCCGCTGCCGGCCAACATCGGCGAGCACTTCGGCGGCGCGCTGACGTGCAACGGCATCCCGATGGACGTGGACTTTGCGACCGACGGCCCCGCCTACAAGGTGACGGCATCGCGGCGCCTCGGCCAGTTCTTCGTCAATGTCTGGCTGCGCTGGGTGCCGGGCGAGTCGTGGGCGCAGGGCGAGGCGATGGTGACGTGCAGCCGCGCCGGGACGCCTGACCTGACCGCTGTGGCGCCTGAGGTGCTGATCCAGTTCGGCGACGGCATCACTTGCCCGCTCGGCCTGCCGCCTGGTTCCAGCATTACGAAGCGCGGCGAGGTGTGGGGCGATGGGCAGGCCGCCGTCGTGCCGCTGTCAATCCTGTGGCTGCGTCTGGCCTACGACAACCAGATGGCCAGCTTCGCCGCCGTCAAGGAGCTTGGCGTCAGCCTGCGGGCGATGCGCGAGACGTTCGTGGACGGCACGCCGACGTTCCCGCCGGGCTTCTCGGCTCGCGCGTGGGCGGCGCAGCATTGGGGCCGGTGCGTGGCGCTGCTGCACAGCTGGGATAGCCCGTCGCTTGGCGTCGCAGCCGACAGCGGGCAGGCGGGCAACCAGGAGGATCAGTGCTTCCGTGGCGTCGAGGCAATGCTTGCCGACGGCGCCGGTGCCGAGATCGTCAACTACTTGGCCGGCATCAAGTTCGCCAACCGCCCGTGCCACCACTTGGAGGAGAACGGGCAGATCGTGGACGCGCTTGCCCGCCCAGGTCTGCGCATGTTCTACAGCCGGCCGCACCGCAGCGGCTCGGATATGCTGGGCAAGCTGCGCGACCTGACGATCGCCGAGGCACGAGGGTGGAATGGTCCGGATGCGCAACACTTGTTCTTCTCCCGGCTGGCCATGGCGTCGCGGTTCCGGGCCACGGACGCCTGCCAACGGCTGCTGGAGCATCAGGCCCGCAACTACCTCATCCAGCTGACCGTTGAGGGCGTGACCTCCACCATCTGGAGCGCCCGCGAGCTGGGGTGGGAGGGCATCGCCGTTGTCCATCTGTGGCGTCAGCTGGCTGACCGTGGCCTTGCCGACCGCATTCGCAACCACTGGAATGCTCGCGCCAACCACATCGCCAGCAAGCTGCCTGTCAACGGAGCGTGGGACGTGCGGGTGGACGACAGCCGCCTCGGCACCGGCTCGTGGTGGATCCCGTGGCAACAGGCCATTGGGGCCTACGGCCTCGACTTGGCCTGCCGTGTCCTTGGCGACGGTGGATCGCACCTTCCCCTGATCGCCCGCAACGGAGCCCGGCACGTCGTCATGCAGGCGTACCAACAGGACGGCGGCCAGTGGACGGAATACGAGCTGGCCGCGCTGGACGGGCGCCGCAACCGCTCGGGCATGTTCGCCACGTCCTGGATGCCGCTCGGCGTCTCGGTGTTCGTCCGCTACTGGCCCGAAGACCCGCACGGCCGCGCCGTCTGGCAGCAGATCCTCGACAAGTCGGGCGGGGACGGCCGCTGGCTTCCTCGTGTGTGACATTCAGGCCGGCCGGGCACGCTAGCCCGAACGGTCGGCCCGTCCCGTCGTGTCAGTGGGAGAGCGGCGGGATGGGCCACTTCTCTAAGCGGTGCGTGCCATAACCCTGGAGAGCCGCACCCATCGTTCCGCGCGTGAGCGTGGACACGATCGACCACACAGAACGCGACCCCCTTGTGGCCGCGTATCAGGCTGAGGAGCGCAAGGCCGCCGAGGCGGATCTGTGCTGGGTCATGTCCACGATCGAAGGCCGGCGCTTCGTCGACATGTTGCGCCGCGACACCGGGCTCAAAGCGGCCTCTTACCAGTCGGACCCCTACGACACGGCATTCAACGAAGGCCGGCGAAGCGTGGGGATTGAGCTGGAAGCGCGGCTCATGGCCCCCGGTGTCTCCCACTTGCTGGACCTGATGGAGAAGGAACACCGTGACCGCATCCGCGCCCGAAACGACTTCATCGCAAGCGGCAACCAGTAACGCGGCCCCGGCCGCTGCGCCTGCACAGAATGCGGCCCCGGCCAAGCCGGTGGCTCCGGTCGCTGACGCCCCGAAGGCTGAGGCGCCCAAGTCGGCCGAGCCTGCGACGGAGCAGACCAAGCAGTCGTTCGCCGACATGCTGGAGGCTGCGACCAAGGAGGAGCCGGCCGAGGCTGCGGCGCCCGCCGAGTTCAACCTCAAGGTTCCCGAGGGCGCGGACGAGCACGTCGTCGGCTTTGTCAAGGACGCGGCCCGCATCGCCGGCATTGCGCCAGACAAGGCGCAGGCCGTGTTCGACCACGTCAACAAGACGCTGGCCGAGAAGCGTGAGGCTGCGGCCAAACAGGTCCGCGAGGACTTCGCTCGTCAGCTCTACGAGGACAAGGAATGGGGCGGTCCCAAGTTCAAGGAGACCGTCGCCGCCAGCGAGGCATTCCTTCGCCGGTTCGTGCCTGAGGCGGCGCAGAAGGAGCTGCAGGGCAAGGCAATCCCGGCCTTCCTGCGCATCGCCTTCGCCAAGGCCCACCAACAGATTTCTCCCGATCGTGTGTTCGTCGGCAAGCAGGGTTCCGCCAGTGCGGCGGTTAGCGAATCCGAGCAGGCCAAAGTCATCTTCCCTCGGTCACTCGGCCAGAAGGGGTGAGGTACTAGGAAATGGCCGTCAACGGCAACGGTTACCTGAACTTCGTCGACCAGTCGCAAAGCAAGGTCAAGGGCGAGTTCGTCAAGCCAGCTGAGTTGCTGGCGCAACGCAACGATTGGATGCGCTATGCGCGGTGGCAGGAGTCGAACCTCGACACCTGCGAGGAGTTTGTCGTCCGCACTTCGCTGCCCGACGCCTACTTCGTCACCGTCGGCCGTGGCGTCCCGATCAGCAAGGCCACCAGCTCCAAGATTCAGGAAGGCTGGGCGCTCATCGAGCAGTCCTGCGAGATCCCGCGCCACCTCGTTCGTGGCGGCGAACTCGCGAACATGCTGATGGACCAGCGCAACGCTGGCTTCGAGTCGGTTGCGCAGACGGCCGCTCGCGCCGTGGTCTACGCCAACGGTTCGCTAAATGACGACCAGTTCAACGGCTGGGCCGTTCGTCTGGCCTCGCTGTCGGCGGCCAACGCAAAGCAGATCTTCTCCTGCGGCGGCGCCACTGCGAATGCGCAGACCAGCGTCTACGCGGTGAAGTACATGGAGAAGGGCGCGTACTTCATCACGCCACCCGGAATGACGGCCGGCCTGTCCTCGGAAGACATGGGCCTGTGCCGAGTGCAGGACTCCAACGGCGTCCTCGACGTGTATCGCCAGGTCGTCAACATGGGCCTCGGCTTCGCGCTGCAGGATTGGCGCTGCCTCGGTCGCATCTGCAACATCGACGTGGCGCACCTCAATGCGCTGTCGAACAACCAGGCTCCTGGCAGCTTCCTGAGCGTCATCCACGGGATGCTCTACATGATCGGCCGCATGACGCGACTGGGCTCTGGCCCGATCGTGTTCCACGCGCCGCAGGTCGTGTTCTCGGCTCTCATCCGCATGGCGACGGAAAAGAGCATCAACGGCCTCGGGTTCATCGAGGCATCGGGCGCGCAGTTCGGCAAGCCGGGCAGCACGGAACTCGCGTTCCACGGCAATCCGATCGTGCTGATGGACCAGATCTTGGAGACGGAGGCCGTCGTCAGCTGAGGCTGACGGAGGGAACACATGGTCAAGCACCAAGGAAGCGTGGTCAGCACGGCCCAGGCGGTCACCGCCACGGCCGTGTCGACCGACTCGATCGACCTCGCGGCCGGTCGCGATCTGGGCGGCGGCGATGGTGGCATCATTGCCAACTTCATCCCGCTCACGTCGGTCACGGCGGCTGGCGCGGCGACTGTCACGTTCGAGATCATCTCGGCGGACGATGCAAACCTGACCAGCAACGTCACTGTGCTGGCGGCTTCGGGCGCCTACACGAAGGAAATGCTGGCGGTCGTCACGACCACCGGAAATTCCCGCACGCTACCGATCACGGTGTCGATCCCGGCCAACCTTGCCGCCCGCTGGGTCGGTCAGGTGATTCCGGGCGTTGGCACCGTCGCAGGCGGCGTCGCAACGGCCGGCCCCGGCCAGCACCAACCGCGCATGCGTCGCTACATCGGCGTGCGCTACACCGTCGCGACGGGTCCGCTCACCGGCGGCACGTTCAACGCCTGGTTCGGCCCGAACCACGTCGGGGACAGCAACAAGCACTACCCAGTGGGGTGGTGACATGGTCCAGAACCAGTCCACCCGCATCGCGACAAACCTCGCAATCACGTCGGGCACGATCCTGACGCCGGATCAGTACCAACTGACGGCGTCCAGGACGCAGCCCACGCGCATCGCGGGGGCGATCGTGAGCGTGTTCGAGGGCGTGCGCGACCTCGGGGCGTGCGCCGACCCGTTGTTCGCCCGCGTGCGCGTCACGCAGAACTTCGACCAGCTGGCGACCATCCTGGAGGTGGTCCCGGTCTACTCGCCGACCACGAACCTCGCCGATGCGGACGCGATCGAGTGCTACCGAGCCCGACACCCTGGAGCAATCCTTCGGGTCGGCGCGACGTTCCACTACCCGCTTCGCCCGCTGTCGATCGCGGAGTGTTTGACGGCTGGCCTCGCGCCGATCTACCCGACGCAGTTCCAGTACGTCGGCGTCAAGTTCATCGTCACTGGCACCGCGTTCGCGGCTGGCCAAGTGCAAGTGGACATCACGCCGCACGTCGCCCCGGATGGCACAGGGACCACGACGGTCCTTGGTGCGACCCTGCCGGCCAAGATGCCGCTCACCTCGTGGTAGCGGCTGCCTGACCTAATCCCATGACCAGCACACCCAGCCCCACCCTCATCGTTAAGAAGTCCTCGGTATCCAACTCGGGAGCGATCCCGAAGCCGGAGCCGGTCAGGAAGGATGGCATGGTGATGCACGAGCCACGCAAGCGCGTGCTTCGTCCTCGCCGTGACGCCTTCATCGACAACCACCTCCGGCGTGGACCGACGGACGACATCCCGGTGGCGCCGACGTTCGTGCTGGAGGGGGAGCAGGAGGTGTCCATCTACGACGAGAAGGCGGTCGAGCCGGTCAAGAAGGACGGGATGGTGTTCAGCATCAGCGGCGTGTTCGACCTCATCAGCGACACGCCGGCCGTCTGGCTCAAGCTCCCGTCCTGATTGCAGCAGGCGGCGGCGGTGCTGGCCCGTCGCCGTCGCGCACGTAGCCGGCCAGCTTTCCGAGGTCGGCCCGAATGGTTGTTACCGTCTATCCTGGCCCTGGGACTTCGGCGCACCAGTCGAACCAGTACGCGGTCACGGTCAACGGGACACCGGCCTACGTCTACGGCTGGGCACGCACGGCGCCGTCCTGGAACACGCAGGGATGGTCAGCCGGCGAGTCGCCCTACCAGTCGTGGCTGACCTGGGCTGCTGACGAGACGGTCACGGTCGTTGTCACGCGCCTTGCTGGCGCGATCACCTCGGCGACGGTCTACCCGACCGAGGACGGTATTACGAAGTCGATCGCGGGCGGCGTGCTGACGCTGACGGTGCCAGCGAACCGCCGGCTCCAGGTCGAGATCAACGGCAGCAAGCGCGATTGGCTGTGGCTGTTCTCGTCGCCGCCCATCACGATCCCCGGCGGGACGACGAGCTGGGCCACCTACGGCCCGCGCACCGTATCGGCCGTCTCCGCTGCCGGAGACACGCTGACCGTTCCGTCTGGCCATGGCCTGGTCGCCAACGAGCGCGTTCGATTCTACACGACCGGCACTTACCCGACGGCGGTTGGCGGCGACCTGACCGAGGCCGACTTCTACTACGTCACCAATCCGCTCGCGACGACGATTCAGCTGTCGCGCACGTCGGGCGGCGCGGCAATCGACATCACAAGCGCGGGAAGCGGCACCATGCAGGTCTACCGCACCCGCGCTCCAGCTGCCCCGCTCTTCTTCCCGGCCGGATCGTGGCGCATCGGCCGGTTGTTCGAGATGCAAGACGGGTTCCCGGTCTACCTCGACGGGAGCGCACACGTCTACGGTTCGTTTGACTTGCGCGAGACCTTGGCTGGCTCGGACCTCATCGGGCACGGCTCCATCAAGTCAAATGTGTCGACCTGGGAGGTGGTCGTCGCGCTCCCCGACTTTGATACGCAGCTCTCCTACTGCGCCTTCTTCGGCAAGAAGTCTGGAGTGTTCGCCCGCGACAACAAGGTTGAGGGGGTCACGGTCTACGGGGCTCCCTACTACACGTTTGCGGGCTACGAGTTCTGCGAGGCCGTCAACGTCCAGGTCATCAACGGGTGGACGGAGAACACCGACGGTTTCGACCTTATCCAGCGCGACACGTCGACCAAGCTCGCCACCGTCCAAGACTGCTTGACGTGGTGCGGTGATGACTCGCTCAAGTCCGACAGTGACTACGGCGGCGTTGAGGTCAACAACGTCTACTGCGTTCAATCAGCTTCGAGCTCCATATTGGTCGACTACTTTGGGTTCCCTCGATTCGAGGGGACGCAGCGGACCTACACGAACATTTACGCCCGCAGCTTGCAGCTCGAGGGAGGCGAAGAGCAGTCGTTCTACCCGACGCACTGCATCGTCAAGGCGTGGGTCGACACGGACGACAGCGCGCAAGGGTCGTTCGACTTCTCCATCGACGGGCTGACCGTCGTCGGCGATCTGCGGCAGCCGTTGTTCTCGATGGAGGTGCGCAACTACCCATTCGACGACACGCGCGGCAGCCAAAAGGGGCAGGTGGCGTTTTTCACCGTGGCCAACGTCACGGCTCCAGCGACCCCGATGTTGTCGCGCATCCTCGGGACCGGATGGGCGGACGCTCCGCATGACATTGCATTCCAGAATGTGGTCATCGACGGCGTGCGCCTAACCGCCGCCAACTGGACCGACCACTTCGAGCAGAACGCATACCCCTACAACATCACCGTCGAGGGCCAGCCCGTGGTTACCGCTGTCGAACTCTGCAACCGTGCGCTCGCCTACATCGGCGAGAGTCCTTACATCACGGCGATCGCCCCGCCGGACGACAGCAAGGCGGCCAAGCTGTGCGCGAAGTTCTTCCTTCCGGCCTTGCACGAGGTTGCTCAGGGGCACGAGTGGTCTTGGTCGACGCAGCGTTCCGAGCTGGTGGAGGTGGTGGACGGAGGGAATGAGTTCTACCGCTACTGCTACGAGATCCCGGCCGGCATGCTGCGGCTCATCGAGCTGCTGCCCGAGGGCGCTCCCGACGGCTACCGCGACCGCAACGGCGACCGGGTGAACTACAGGATCGAACGCGACGCCGACGGCGTGCAACGCATCTGGAGCAACCTGCCGAACGCTTGGGCTCGCTACTCGGTCTACGTCACCGACCCCAACCTGCTTGACCCTTGGGGGCAGGAGGCAGTCGCAGCCAACCTGGCGGCAAAACTTTCGGCCGCGATCATGCAGGGGAAGGAGGGGCAGGCGACGATGGCCCAATACCTCCAGCTGGCACAGCAGCACATTGCCCGCGCGAAAGCCAACGACGGCAACCAGCGAGTGACCAAGACGCTGCCGGGTGAAGGGTGTCCGTGGCTCGGTGAGGGCCGCGAATGAGGACGAGAACGATCCAGCAGAGCTTTGGCGGTGGCCGCATGTCGCCGGACATGTTCGGTCGCGCCGAGGACGTGCGAGGCCGGCAGGGTTTGGCCGAGGCGAAGAACTGCCGCACTACGACTACGGGCGCCATTGAGTCGAGGACCGGAACGCGCTTCTGTGTCGCCGCCAAGGACAGCGCACGGCAGACGATCGTGCGGCCTTTCATCACCGACAGCGACGACGGCGTCGTCTTGGTGCTCAACGGCTGGGACGGAAACCCGAGCAACTACGGCACGATTCGCTTCTTGGTCAACGGGTCGCCGCTGCTCTACGTCGCCGGCACCTACCCGCTCTACCGCGAGTCGTCGACGGTCACACTCACCAATGCGGGCTTGGGCGAAATCCAGGTCAACTGGACGCTTCAGCCGTTCACGGCCGACGGCCAGCCGGTGGTTTTTACGACCACCAACACACTCGGTTTCGGCCTTGTCCCCGGTCAGGTCTACTACGTGCGCAACCGGGCCGCGAACTCGTTCCAAATCGCCGCGACTCCGGGCGGCCCATCGCTGGTCTTGGGCTCCGGCCTTCCATCTGGCACACAGACGGGCCACGCCTACTACCAGCCCGGCGACATCGTCCAGAACTCCACCAACTACTTCTACTGCCGGGAGTGGACGCCGGACGTAGAGCCGGGCATCGATCCGGGGTGGCAGACCTACTGGTATCAGCTGCCGGCGACGCGCGAGCTGGAGATCCCGCACCAGTACCTCGACGCCGACCTCGCGGACCTCGACATGAGGACGCAGACGGCGAACGTCCTGACGATCGTTCACCAGAACTACCAGCCGCGCGAGCTGATCCGCCTTGGCCCGCTGGTGTGGTCGTTCCGCCGCTTGACCTTTGGCGCGTCCGTGCCGCCTCCAGCGTGGGCGAACCCGGCGATCGTGCCCTATGCTGGCCAAGTCGCCAACGCGAGCGGTGTGGTCCTCGGCGGCACGCCAAATCGACTCCAGATCCAGTTCGCCAGCGAGCACACGTTCCGCACTGGCGACACGTTCTACGCGCTTGGGTTCACCGGGATCGCCGACGGCTTCTACTCGGTCGGCGCCTACAACGCGACGCAGTTCGACGTGCGCACCGTCACTGGCGAATCGCTGGTGACCACGCTGCCATCCGCGCTTGGTAGCTGCCGCCTCGCTACGCCAACCTCAAGGGTCACCGAGTTCTACCGCATCACGTCTCTTGACAGCGACGGGCGCGAGAGCGACGGCGGCCCGGCGTCTGGCGCGACGAACATCCTGACCGTCCCCGGCAGCTACAACACGCTTACCTGGCTTCCGGTCGTTGGCGCCGCGCTCTACCGCGTCTACCGCAGCGAGAACGATCGGTACGTGCTGATCGGCGAAACCAGCGGCACGACCTTCCGCGACGCCGACGAGAAGCCGGACTTCTCCTACACCCTGCCGCTCACCGACAGCACGATCGGGGGCACGGCGCTGGACTACCCGGCGGCCTGCGGCAGCTTCGAGGGCCGCCAGTTCCTCGGTGGCACCATCAACCGGCCGCAGACCCTTTGGGGCACGCGCAGCGGCACGTCGTCGGACCTAAGCTACCACATCCCGCTGCAGCCCGACGACCGGCTCAGCTTGACGCTCAAGTCGAATCGGCCGTGCACCATCCGCCACATGGTCGGCATGTCGCAGACGTTGGTGGTGTTGACCAGCGCCGAGGAGTTCCGCATCGCCTCGCCGGACGGTGTGGCGCTGACCGCCGATGTCACGCCGCCGGCCCGCTCGGTAACCACGGTTGGGTCGAGTCGCCGCTGGCCCGTCGTGGTCGGCAACTCGCTGGTGTTCGAGGCCGAGCGGCGCGGGCAGATCCGCGAGCTTGGGTTTCGCTCCGACGCCGGCTGGCAAGTCGGCAACGTCTCGACGCGCTGCGCCGACTGGTTCGACGGCTACACGATGGTGGACGGCATCGCGCACCAGCAGGCGCCCGTACCCACGCTCTGGATGGTCCGCAGCGACGGCACGCTGCTGGGATTCACCTACGCCCCGGAGGAGCAGGTTGGCGGCTGGCACCAGCACACGACCGACGGCGCGTTCGAGTCGGTGTGCGTCGTCCCCGAGGGCGGCGAGGACATCGTCTACGTAGTCGTCCGCCGGACGATCGGTGGCACGCCGCTGCGCTACATCGAGCGGATGGCCGAGCGCCGCGCGGCAACGCTTTCGGACCGCCGCTACGTGGACTGCCACCTGACCTACGACGGCACCAACACGACGGCGACGACGCTGACGCTGACCGGCGGCACGACCTACGCGGCGGGCCAGACGATCACGCTGACGGCGAGCGCGGCCACGTTCGCATTCCCGGCCACGACTGACGTAGGCGACCGCATCAAGTGGCTTGGCCTCTACCGGGTCCGCATCACGGCGACCAGCTCGACGACGGTTGCAACGGGCGTCATCGAGGACAGCTTCCCGAGCGCCCCGGCTGGCCCGTCTACCGTCTGGACGTGGGGACGGGACACGCTGTCGGGCTTGGCGCACCTCGAGGGCAAGAAGGTGCAGGTGGTCGCTGACGGCGTGGTGATGCAGGCGCAGACCGTCACCAGTGGGGCCATCAGCATCCGCACGAAGGCCGGCGCCACGGCCGTCGGATACAAGATCCATGTCGGGCTTGGCTACACGGCCGAGGCTGTGACGATGTCGCCAGCCATCCCGGTTGACGGTCTCGGCCACGGGCGAACGGGGTCGGTGACTCACGCGCACTTGCGCCTACGTGGCTCGGCCCCGTTCCGTGTTGGTCCGCTTGGCGGCCAAGACGTCACTTTGAACGCGACCAGCCAAGCCGACGACTTCACCGGACCTTCCCGCGAGCTGGTCGAAGGAACTTGGAGCCTGGACAAGCAGATCCGCATGGTTCAGACGGAGCCGCTGCCTATGAGCATCACGGGCGCGGTCTACACGATCGTATGGGGTGACTGATGAGCGCAACCGACCTCCCTCCGCTAGGCAATCCTTCCGGCCTGTTCGGTAGCTACGCCCTGTTCGGCAGCATGGCGCAGACGCCGCCGGCCGCCCCGGCTGCTGCTGGCGCGACCGCTCCGGGCACCAACCCGTGGCTCGGCATCGGCGCCGTGGCGTCGGTTGCCGGCGCCGCGATGGGCACGGCGGGCGCCTACTTCGCCGCCAAGAACAGCAAGATGGCGGCCCGCTCGCAGGCCATGGCGGCGGACTTCCAAGCGTCCATGGCGGCCAGGAACGCGCGCTTGGCCGAGATGGATGCCCAGATCGCCCGCGACGCTGGCAAGGCCGAGCTGCGCACGCTGGGATGGCAATACGGGCAGGCTGCGGGCCAACAGCGGGCAGCACAGGCGGCGTCGGGCGTCGACATGGGCAGCGGCAACGCCTTGGAGCAGCGGGTGTCGCTGCGCCTCGCCCAACGCCTCGACGCGCTCACCATCAATCGCAACACGGCCACGGCGGTCTCGTCCCGGCTGACCAACGCGGTCAACTTCCGCAACCAGGCGGCAATGGGTCGAGTCACCGCCGGCAACCTGCGTGCGACGGCTGGCAGCATCAGCCCCGGCCTTTCGACGTTCGCCGGGCTGCTGGACGGTGCCGCTCGCGCCGCCGGCCCCGTCTACTCCTGGAGCCGCAACTGATGCGCATTCCCGCCCCGACCGTCCCGGTAAGCACGCAGAGCGTTGGCCAGTTTGCCGCCCCGACCGCCGCGCCAATGCAGGACTTCACGGCGCAGCAGCTACAGCAGACCGGCCAGTCGCTGTTGCAGGCCGGTGCATCCGCAAATCACATCGGCGCCGACCTGCAACGGCGGGCCAACGAAGGGTTCTTGATGGAGGTCGATGCGATCGCCTCCGAGTTAAGGCGCAACACGGTAGGCCAGTACACGCAGATGGCAGGGCTCCCCGCCATCGAGCAGTTCAAGGACATGCACGAGGGCCTGCGGACGCAGTTGCGCAACCTCGGCGATACGGCCCGATCGCCCGAGCAACGGCAGGCGGTGGAACGTCTGCTGGCTGGCCAGATGCAGCACGCATCGAACCTGATGGTGGCGCACCGCGACCGGGAGATTACTAGTCGGGCCATCGGCGGCGCGTCGGCCGGCATCGCGTCGGCAATCGAGGACTACCGGGCGTCGCTGGGCAACCCCGAGGACATGGAGGTGGCCCGTCGGATGGTCGTTCACCTCCAAGGCAAGCTGTCGCAGTTGAAGGGCGAGGACGGCGACATGGCGAAGCTAGCCATGCTGGACACCACGACGAAGCTGCACCTTGTTGCTGTGGACGCTCTGTTGGCCGCTGGGCGGGCTTCGGAGGCGGGGGCCTACCTGGAGTCCTACAAGGGCGAAATCGAGCCGCAGGAGGCCGCCAAGGCCGGCCGGGTGGTCAAGCGGGCCGGCATCGACGACAAGGCGCAGCGGCTGACCATGCTGCTGGACGACGGCCGCGACATCCAATCCAAGGTCAACGACGCCGACCGGATGTTCGCCAAGGGCGAGTTGACGGTCGAGGAGCGCGACGCGACGGTCTCCCGGCTCCGGGCGGCCGATGACGACCGCTACCAGCAGCGCAACCGGACGGCCAACAAGGCACTCGCCGACGCGACCGACTTCGCCCGCGCGAACCGCATCCAGTCGATCGACCAGCTTCCGGCGCAGCTTCGCACGCAGTTGGAGGAGGTCGGCGAGCTGGACAAGGTGCAGCTCTTCCTGGACCAAGGCGGCCAGTTCGTCACAACCCGACTCGGCCTGCGCGCCATGAACTCAGTGACGCCGGCGCAGCTTCTCAAGGTCAGGAGCTACGACGACCTGGAGGCGATGTTCCAAGGCAACCTGAGCACCGACGACATGGCCGAGATGGCGGCCCGTTGGCGCAAGACGCACGCCATGGCAGCCGAGCCGGGTGACGAGGACAAGATCGAACGCGGACTCATCCTGCGCAACGCAGCACGGGAAGCCGGGCTTCTGCCGTCCGATCGAGACCCGACCGACGCCGAGAAGGCAAGGCACGACCGCTTTATCGAGGCGGCCATGCGCGAGGCCAACAGCCGGTTCGGTGGCAAGGCGACCAACGAGCAGTTCCGGACGGTGGCCCGCGAGCTGGCGTTCGACACGCTGACCATGCCGTCCGGCGGTGTCAAGGTTCCGTTCTCTGCGGCGACCAAGGAGGAGTTGCAAAACGGCTACTTCACGGTTGAAGGCCGGCAGGTGTTCAACAAGAACGTCAGCGAGGAGACGAAGAACCAGCTTCTGCAGGCGATCGATGTCTACAACGCGGAGGCCGCACGGCGCGGGATGCCGCAGAAGCCTCGCACCATGGCCCAGGTGTTCACCGAGTGGGAGAAGCGCAACGTGGTGGACCGCGCCGAGCTGGTGAAGAGCAAGCAGGCGGTGCAGGCCGAGGTGTTCAAGGACACTGACGTCCTCCGCGCCTACCACAAGGTGTGGCGCAGCCAGTTCGACGGCGGCCGCGACAGCCAAAAGACCTACGAGACGCTGAACGGCTGGCAGAGTCAGCAGATGCGCTGGATGGGCGAGAACATGACTAAGGCCGAATGGTTCATGCGCACCGAAGGGCTCACCGCCAGCCAGTACGCTGAACTCCTGCGCGTTGCGCAATCCGACGCTCGCACCCGAGAAGCACGATGACCGACCCGACCCTCTCCCCGCTCCCGCCGCTTTCGCAGGAGCCGACGAACCCCTACGTCGCGCCCATGCTGTCGGAGCTTGCGGTGGCGCAGCAGCAGGGTCCGGGCAGCGCGCAGAACCCATACGTCGGCTCGATGCTGTCGGAGTTGGATACGGCCGCCAAGGAGCGCGACCAGCGGTTCGCCGCGTCCTACCGCGCCGCCATGCGTACCGATCCGGCGATGTTCGCCGAGGCCAAGGCGATCGCCAAGCAGATGGGCGAGGACGTGTCACCCGACGCCGTGCTCGGGAACCTCAAAGTTGCCCGCGAGGTCGTGAAGGCCCGCGCCGTCCGTTACGAGGACTTGCGCCAGCGGTCGCCGATCTTGGCCGAGCAGCTGTCTAAGACGGACTTTGTGCGGATTGCGCGCGACGACCTCGACAACCTGGAAACCACGGAGTCGACGTTCGGGTGGCTCAAGCGCAACGTGCAGGCGGGGCAGGCAGCGAACATGCGCGGCTACATCGGCACCCGCAAGGCGCTGGGGATCGCCACGCCGCAGGAGGAGGAGGCTTTGATCGCGCTGGAGCAGCTGCAGCGCGAGGCCAACATGGACCCCGGCGTCTCCGGCAACGTGGCGCAGACGCTCGGCCAGATGGCTGACACGGTGCCGACAGCTGCCGCGATCGGTGCCGCCGCCGCCACGCCGATGTTGGCTCTTGGCCCGGCCGCCCCTGTGTCCGCCAGCACCACGTTCACCGTGGCGAGTGGCGCGGCCCTGTTCACGCAGTCGGCCATGATCGAGGGCGGCAACGCCTACCTCGACATGATCGACAACGGCTACGACCACCAGACGGCTGCGTCGGTGGCGCTTGGCGTTGGCCTCGTCAACGGCTCGCTGGAGCTGGTGGGCACGAAGGCCGTGGCGAAGCCGTTCCAAGCCGTGTTCGCGCGGGAGGCTGTGTCGGCGCTGTCCAAGGCCATGACGCGGGAAACGGCCGCGCGCGCGTTCGGGACGTTCGTGCGCGACTACGCCAAGAGCCTTGGCGCGGAGGTGTTCACCGAGACGGCGCAGGAGGCCGTCAACATCGCCGCCGAGGACTTCGCGCGGCGCATCAGTCGACCCGACAAGCCTGAGCAGACGCCCGGCCAAGTCATGGACCGGCTCGGCGAGATTTTCACCAAGACGGCCATGAGCATGGGCGTGCTGTCGGTGCCGGGGCCGGCGCTCAAGTATGCGGCCGACGCCATCCGCGCCGGGCAGGCCACGCAACAGGCCCGAGCGTTCGACGAGATGGCGAAGCTTGCCGGCGAGTCGCAGGCCCGCAAGCTGGACGGCGAGAGCTATGGCAGCACCGTCAAGGCGATGGCCGAGGCCAACGGGGCGCCGCTGATCTACGTGGACGCCAAGGCGTTGGGCGACGTCCTTCGCCAGCAAGACAAGGCGGCGGTGGAGGCGGGCAACGGCCGCACCAAGTCGGCAGCGTCGCAGCTGGACGAGAAGCTTCCCGGCCTGTCCGAGCAGATCGCCGAGGCCGAGCGCGACGGCGGCGACGTGGTGATCCGCACCGACGACTGGGCGAGCAAGCTGGCCGGCACCGAACTGGACGCAATCCTTCGGCCGCACATGCGGTTCGACCCGGAGGGCGTTTCGCTGGCGCAGGCCGAAGAGTATCGCAAGTCGCTGGCCGACATGCAGGCCGGCATGCAAGGCGAGAAGGGCGTCGGCACCGAAGCCGAGCGCGCGTTCGCCGAGTCGGCCGCCAAGGTCGAAGCCGGCTACCTCGAACAGATCGAGGCCACCAAGACGGTCGACGCCAAGACGGCCCGCGCGCAATCGCGGTTGCTGGGCGCGTTCGTCGAAACGCAGTCGCAGCGGCTTGGCATCACGCCCGAGGAGTTCGCCAAGAAGTACCCGTTGAGCATCGGCGTCGGCGTGCTGACTCCGGACGCGCAGACGGCGCTTCGGCAGGAGGGCGACAAGGAGCCGCGCGCCGCCTACAACCCCAAGGACTGGACGCTGATGCTGTTCGGGGGGCTCAAGGCCGACCCGACCAGCTTCATGCACGAGTCCGGGCACTTCTTCATGCACGCCATGGAGGAGATGGCGGCAAGCAACGAGGTGACGCGGACCGAGTGGGCGAAGGCGCTTGAGGCCATGGGCACCACGCAAGAGAAGTGGGCCGCCGCCGACCAGGCGCAGCGCCGCAAGATCAGCGAGACGTTCGCATACTCGTTCGAGGACTACTTGGCGCAGGGCGAGGCCCCGTCGGCCGAGCTGCGCAGCCTGTTCAGCCAGTTCCGCGTCTGGATGCTGCGCGTCTACGGCACCGTGCGTGATGCGCTCAACGTGCTGTTCCGCAAGGAGTCGGGTGGCGCAGACCTCCCCGCCCTGTCTTCCGAGCTTCGCGGCGTGTTCGACCGCATGCTCGCCAGCCAGCAGGCCATCGACCTCGCGCAAGCCGAGCGCGGCATGGCGTCGCTGTTCCTCGACGAGAAGGCCCGCAAGGCCGCTGGCATCACGGAGGAGCAGTGGGCCGACATGCAAGACGGCGACCGCATGGCCCGCGAGGAGGCTGTCGCCAAGCTGACGGCAATGTCCCTGCGCGGGCTGGAGTACTTCGAGAACTCCCGCAACAAGGCGCTCCGCGAGCTGGGGTCGCAGGCCCGCAAGAAGCGGCAAGAGTTCCGCGCCGAGGCCGAGAAGGAGGTTGCCGCTCGCCCGGTCTACCGCGCAATCAGGCTGCTGCGCGACGGCGTCTACGTAGCGCAGGACGGCAGCACCGAGACTGTGCCGGACGGCGAGCGCGTGCGTCTGGACGCGAAGGCTGTGCGCCGCATCCTGGGCGTGGAGGAGCAGGCGCCCAAGTTCCAGACGTTGGTTGCGCGCATCGTCGAGATGGGCGGCATCAACCCCAAGGGCTACCCCGGCGAGAAGAGCGCCGACTACCGGCGCCTCATGCCGGGTCTGTTCAGCAAGAAGGGGATGAACTGGGAGGAGTTGGCGCAGGCGCTGGAGGCCGACGGATTCGGCCCGGAGCGTCCGGGGCGCCGCGACGCCGACTCTGTGCAGAGCGCCGATTACTCGTGGCTCTACGAGGCGGTGGACGACGCTGCCGGCGGGCTCAACACCTACCGGCGCGAGGACGCCGCGAAGATGCAGGCCGAGGGGCCGCAGTCGGATGAGTTGACGCAGGCGAGGGAGGAGGCGCGGAAGGCATACCGTCGGCTGGTGGCGATCCGCGTCGTCCAGGCCGAGGGCGGTGTATCCCCCGACGTTGTCGGCGAGATGTTCGACATGAGCGGCGAAGCCATGGTGCGCGAGATGGCTTCGGCGCGTTCGCTGGCTGACGAGATCAAGGCGGTGGTCGACGACCGCATGGATAGGGAGGTGGGATTGACCGACCCGAAGCGGCTGCGGGCGGCGCTGGCCGAGGCGCTGCATGGGCGGGCGCAGGCGAAGATGATCGCCACCGAACTGCGCCACCTCCTCAAGACTACGCAGAGCACCGCGTCGATGATCGCGGCGGCCAAGGAAGCGGCACGGCGCAAGCTGCTGACGATGGAGGTAGGCCGGATCAGCCCGCGCCAGTTCGTGCAGGCCGAAGCCCGTGCGGCCAAGCAGGCGCGCGAGGCGCTGGCGTCCGGTGACGTGCAGGAGGCCATCGAGGCGCAGCGCCGCTACCTGTTGCAGCACGAGCTGACGCGGCAGGCGCTCGACATCGAGAAGGAGGTCGACAAGTTCGTCGAGGCCGTCGACGATCGCTACTTCGCCGACGACGAGAAAGTCATCAAGGGCCGGAACCTCGACATCGTGCAGGCGGCGCGGTCGATCCTTGGCGAGCACGGGCTTGCGTCGGGTCGACGCTACGAGAAGGCGCTGGCGTACCTCACCGTCCTCAAGGAGCAGAACCCCGAGCTGCACGCCGAGCTTGAGGGATTGGTCGCCGCTGCCACGATCGACGCCAAGGACTACCGCAGCACGACGCTGGAGCAGTGGCGCGTCATGGTGAACGCTGTCGAGTCGCTGTGGGACCGCGCCAAGCGTGCGCAGGAGATCGAGGTCAACGGCCAGCGCATCAGCAAGGAGATCGCGGTGCAGGAGTTGGTGGCCGCTGCACAGAAGCGGTACGGCGAGGCCAAGCCGCCGAGCCCGACGACTGACGCTGCGCGCAAGGCCGCCAAGTGGTCGACGGGTGCCGCCATGCTGAAGCGGGTCGAGCACTTCACCGAATGGCTGGACGGCGGAACCGAAGGGCCGTGGACGCGCTACGTGTTCCGTCCGATGCGCAAGCGGTTCGACGCCTACATGGCGAGCCGGGAGAAGCGCATCAAGGCGCTCCGGGACATCATCAAGGGCCTCGACCTCCCAGCCGAGAAGATCGCGGCCCCTGAGCTGGGCACGGTCGAGTTCAAGAACACGGCCGAGCTGTTGGGCGCCATGCTGCACATGGGCAACGCCAGCAACCTGCAGAAGCTGCTGGGCGGCTACGGGTGGGGCGCGCGGCTGGCCGACGGTTCGGTTGATACGTCCGGCTGGTGGCGCTTCATGGCCCGCGAGATGGGGCCGAACGGGCGCATCAAGAAGGAGCACGTCGACGCGCTGCAGGCCATGTGGGATCTGATGGAGGACCTCAAGGGCGAGGCCCAACAGGTCAACCGCGCGCTCTACGGCACCTACTTCGAGGAGATCGAGGCGCAGAGCTTTGCGACGCCGTGGGGCCGCTACAAGGGCGGATACGCGCCCGCGAAGCCCGACCCGACGCTCAACCCCGACCTCGGCGTGCGCGAGGGCTTGGAGGCGATCCAGGACGCCGAACGCAACTTCCGCGAGTCGATGCCGTCGGCCGGCCGTGGCTTCGCCAAGACGCGCAACCAGTCGACGCGCCCGCTGCTGCTGGACGTCCGGCTTGTGGGCGGGCATGTCGACGAGGTGCTGCGGTTCGTCCATCTGCAGCCGTCGCTTCGGGACGTGGCGAGCCTCCTGCGCAACCGCGAGCTGGCCGGCTACCTGAACAGCGTCGACAAGACGGCGATCCAGGACGTGCTTGTGCCGTGGCTGGAGCGCACGGCCGCGAACCGCACGACGAAGCGGGGCGCGTGGTCGGGCACCGACACGTTGCTCAACTGGCTCAAGACCACGTCGGGCCTTGCCGCCATGTTCGGCAGCATCACGAACTCGCTCCAGCAGGTGACCGGCCTGAGCAACGCCGCTGTCTACGTGCCGTGGCGCCACCTCCGCGCGGCGATGTGGGACGGCTGGACCAACAGCACGGCCGAGCGCGTGGCGTCGCTGTCGACGTTCATGGACAGCCGGCTGAACAGCCAGGTCGGCCAGCTGCAGGACGACATCGACTTGGCGCTGCAGCCGTCGCGGTGGGCTCAGGTCCGCGACTGGACGAACCGCAACGGCTACTTCCTGCAGCGCATGGTGCAGAACCGCGTCGATCCCATAGTGTGGATGGCCGCGTTCAACCACAGCCTGGAGCAGTCCGGCGCCAACGAGACGGATGCCGCAGCGGTGGCCAAGGCCGTCGACCACGCCGACAGCGTCGTGCGCAAGTCGCAGGGCAGCCAGTCCGCCATCGACGTGGCCAAGTACGAGGTGGGGACGCCGCTGGTACGCGTGCTGACGCAGTTCTCAGGCTACTTCAACACCGTGCTCAACCAGATCGCCAGCCGGCAGGGTGTCGGCGCCAAGACGGTCGCGGCGGCGCATGCGCTCATCCTGCCGACCATCGTGGCGGGCGCGATCGCGGCGTCGCTGAACGGGCGCGAGGACATCGAGGACAAGGACGGCGACGGCTACACCGACGAGTACTTGGCTTGGTTCTTCGGCCAGCAGGCGCGCGCTGGTGCTTCGCTGGTGCCGGTGCTGGGGCCGAACGCGATGCGCTTCCTCGGTTCGACTGGCGTGATCCCAGGCGTCGAGAACCCCGGCAACCGCATCGCGCAGGCGCCGGCCTTCTCCATGCTGGAATCGGTCCTGCGCACGGCTGCGGCGCTGCCGAAGCTGGCATCGGGCGATGCGACGCCGCGTCAGGTGCGCGAGTTCTGGCGGGCACTGACGCTGTCGGGCGTGCCGGTGGCGCCGATCGGGACCGTGCTCACGATCGGGGCAGACGAGCGGAGGTAGCCGCTCCAATCGGGATCACCAGCGAATCCGGCAAGCGGTACATGGCGCCAGTCAGGGGGTCTACCAGCAGCATCCCCACGAGTCCGGGGAAAAGCAGGTTGCCCCAGTACCAGCCGTTCAGCTGGCCGCCGATCTCGGTCTCGCTAATCTGTCCCGTGTCGCTGGTGGCTCTGACGCGGTAGCGCGCGGCGGCGAACCAGCCGTCGCCCGACTGCAGGTTGACGACGAACGGCGTGCGCTGGCGATGGACGCAGACGCCGTTGTCGTCGAACACCTCGACGCTTGCGTTCGACGGGTGCGCCGAGATGGACACGGGCCATTCGCTCCTGCTGACGATGCTGGCGCAGGAGGGGAGGATGGCGAGAAGTGGGAGGATCGCTTTCATGGGTACACCTGCGCCGACTTGTCCTGGCTCTGCCCGCTAGCGTCGACAACATCAACGGATGACGCGTCAGCTGGCACGTACACTGGTACGCACGGGTCATCCTTGGTCACCTCGGTCTTGTAACTGTCGTCAGTGCCACCGAAGGAGATTTCCAGGACCGCCGGTGAGGTCGCCCCCGTGCTCTCGAAGTCGTAGCAAACGGTCACCCAACACGGCACGGAGTGGATCGGGTTCGGCGAGATGGTGATAAGTTGCAGTAGAGTCATCTAGTTGCTTTGTGAATGGCTTCGATAGCAATGGCCCCATCTGGCCCAGCATCGCGAAGGGCTTGGATGGCTTCGATGATGCGAACCCGCAGGGAAGCACAGGCCATGCTTGGGTCGGTGTGCTTCTGCCTTGCCAACCGCAGCGCCTCCTCGAACGTGTACTGGCTGACGCGGTGGCCGCCGTAGGCGCCGTGGCAAGTCCAAGCGATGCCGACGATGCACACGCACAGCACTGCGAGGCGGCGAGCGGTCAGGAATTGAGAGGTCCGGCTGACTTCCATCGGGGGGTCTACTCCTTCTTGCGACGCCAGCGTTCGGGCAGCGTCCTGTCGATCTCAGCATACTGCTGCGGCGTGCAGAGCAAGTGCCGCTCAGGAACGACAGCGTACCACGCCTGCCCCTTCCCGATCTTCTTGCCGCTACGGATCTGTTCCACTGTGTCGAGGTCGACGAGGAACATTCCAGAAATCGGACGGTTCTCGACGGCCGGGTCGCCGCACAGGTGGCCCACGGTCGTCCCGAGTGCAGCGGCCAGACGGCGCAGGCGCTCGATGGTGTCGTCAAGCGAACCCGACTCCCAGTCGCTCAGCGTGCGCTGCGGGATCTTGGCGGGCTCAGCGACTTGCTGCTGACTCCAGCGGAGAGCCTCGCGGTGGGCGCGGATCGACTCGGACAGTGGTGGGCGTGCTTGTTCGAAAGAATCTTGCATGGGCTCCTGCGTCGCGCTAGAACCCGCCCAGCCACACCTTGAGGACCGCATGCAGAACTCAACCGGAAACCGTCTTGACGGGTCACTCCGTCGGGACACTCAGCGCAGCGAACCTCGCGATGCCTTGGGCAGGATCGCGACGCATCGGCACCCTCGGTGTGGCAATCGAGACGTCGCCGCGCTGATTCGCCGCCCCGTCACCCAGGCACGGGGCGGCACCTTTCTCTTCCCCTCGGGAACATTCGCGATCCACGGCGCGATTTCCCTGCCCGTCGCCCGCTCTGACCAGCACGAAGGCGACGGGAACCTATTCCGTTCGGGTAGCTCAACGGTAGAGCGTCGGTTTCCAAAACCGGAAGATGTGGGTTCGACTCCCACCCCGTTCGCCAAGTCCGATTGGGCACCCGTTACGGACTCCAAGTGGAACGCGGTGTCGGTGAGCGAGGGGCGCGCGGCCGTGACGGCGGGCCCCAACTTCTACGGCCCGTCCATCGCGTGGGATCGTTCGTCCAAGCCGGGCGGTCTATGGGGCGGTGGGCGGGCCAACTTCTTCGCCCTGGTAGCTCAAGCAGAGCGACCGGCCAGACGTGGCCGGGGTGATGCTGGTGCAAGTCCAGCACGGGGCGCCACCTTCTTCGACAGCCGCGCGTCGCATGGTGTGCAGGGAGATCCTGCGCCGGGCTATGGACTTCGGCCTCATGAAACACGGCGCGCGGCCGTCGTTCTCCTCGGTGTAGCTCAACTGGTAGAGCGCCCGCCTTTGAAGCGGACCGTTGCAGGTTCGAGCCCTGCCACCGACACCATCTTCGCCCGGCGCGTGTCCGGGCACCCGATGCGCGCAGCTGGGAACGTCCGCAGGATGCCTCAGGGGCTGCGTGTCGGCGCCGACGTGAACGCGAACGAGGTGGGCGCGTCGGCTTCTTACACCGCGACCGCCTCGCCCTTGAATGGCGAAGGCTGCATCAGCTCCCGGAATCCCCTGAGTGCGAGAAGGCCGCGCGAGACGAGACGCGCAGGCCGGGGGTGGGGCGGTCGCATCTTCTTCGCGGGGTGCGCGTGAGCCTCCCCGAGTTCATCCGCGTCACGATGGCCGCGCGCCTGTCGCGCCTGTCGCTTGATCGACTGCGCACGCTCGCCGATCGCGGGCATTTCGCGCGCCGCTACATCCTCGGCGGCCTCGACTACTTCAAGGTCGACGAGTTCCTCGACGCTGTCGTGAAGCTGCCGGGTGATCCGAAGCGGCTGCGCGACGAGCGCGACTTCCTCGACTGGCAGGCGGCCGGTCGCCCAGTGCATCGGCGGCGTCCTGCAAGTCAGGGCTCGCGGCGCGGTCCAACATCGCGAGAACTGCCGTCGCGCGCGCAAGGCGGTGTCGGCATGACCCGCAAGCCGAAGCCCATGGAGGCCGACCCGCTCTGCGCCACCGGCTGCACCACCCCGCCGGCCTACGTCGTCGCGGGTGAGGCCATGTGCTGGGACTGCGCCGACGAGATGGGGGTGGCGTCGTGATCCCCGAGCAACGCCTGCGCGAGATCGCAAGGATTGTCAGCCAAGGCCACACGGCGAGCCACGACTACAGCGAGTTCGTGTCCGCGTGCGCCGAGCTGCTGGCCGCCCGCGAGACCATCGAACGGCTGACCGAGGAGCGCGACAGCGAGGCGCGCGAGGCGGCTGGATACCAGAAGATCGCCAGGGAGGTGGTCAACGCAGAGGAGCCCGGCCTCTTGGTCCTGCTCGTCGATCAGCAAGGGGCGGAGGTTCGCATCTTCGGCCCTGACCGAGACGCCGAGGAGCGATTCGGCGAGGCGGTGGCTCGCTGGTGGAAGCTGCTGCAGGCGACCTCGGAGGGTCTGGAGCTGGAGGAGCGGACCAAGGAGCGCGACGCCGCCCGCGCCGAGGCCGAGAGGGTGACCGAGCAGCGCGACACGCTCCTCGCCGCCGTGATGGACGGCACCGCCGAGTTCCGCGAGTGGCAGGAGTGCGAAGCCGACGCGATCGAAGGGCAGGAAGCCGAGGTCGAGCGCGACCACAACCGGATGCTGGCGGCGCTGCACGCGCTTCGTCGCAAGGCCAAGCACGTCCAGAACGGGACGCGCTTCGTCGTCGAGGCGGGGTCTCTGCCGGCGCACCTGCAGCGTGCCGAGCAGCCGAAGCCGGTTGCGTGGCCGCATCTGCCGGAAGTGGGTCGTCCAGATTCCGAGGTGCAGCCGTGATGGACGCCATCAAGGAGCGCATCACCGAGTGGGCGAATCACGTCCGCGGCTACGACCAGATCGGCGCCGTGGCCAACGTCATCGAGAACGGCATCGAGAAGCACCACGCCAAGGGCCTGGAGTGCGAGGCGGCGTGGCGTGCGATCGAGGAAGCCGTAGTCGCCGAGATCGCCAAGGAGCTGCACCGCATGCGCGTCGTGTTGAGCGGCGAATGCCGCGGATCGCGCGACTACGTGTTCCGTCGCGTCGCCGAGCTGCGCGGCAACTGCAGGCGGTGCGGCTACAGCAAGCGCGAGCACCACGCGCCGGACGGCGGGGGCTGCGCGGGTGACTTCGCCGAGCAACTACCGAAGGGGCCGGCGCACGGTCGCTTCACGGACGCTGAGCGCGTGGAGCTGGACGCATTGAAGCGCAAAGCGTTCGAAGACGCGAAGCCGGCCGGGGGTGGAGCATGACGCTGATCCACCATGCCGAGCTGACCGCGCGCAAGGTCCACCGCTGCGAGTGGTGCGAGACCGACCATCGCCGAGAAACTAAAGAAGCTAGGGCACGACCTAGGAGGTGACGCATGAACGAGAAGCACGACAAGGCCTGGAAGGACCTCGCGAAGCGAGCCCGCGCAGGCGAGCGTCACGTAGTTGGCGGCAAGGATGCAGAGCGCCTACTGCGCGCACTGCCAGACGAAGGCATGAGCGAAACCGAGGTGGACGCCATCGTGCGAGGGGTGGTCGCCGGGCGCGCCATGCGGGAGAAGCCCAAGGCTGAGGATGTCGGGGGTGGCGCATGACCCGCTACACCTTCGACCCGCGCCCCGACTGGAAGCCGCGCAAGTCTCAGCGCGACATGCAAATCGGCATCGTCGACACGATGGGCCAGTTCATGCAGCTTCGCGCGGCCAAGATCATTGGGCCGGTGGAGCACGCGGAGGCCGTTCGGGCGGCGGCGAAAGCCTACTGCGACACGCTGAACCAAACGCATGGGGCGAAGCCATGAGCTGCTTCGACCTCCCGCCGCCAACGCACTGGCTGGTTGACGGCGCCGTCGCGTGCGGTGCCGCGCTGACCCCGCGTCAACACGAACTGCGCACGACCGAGGACGGCTCCGACGGCCGCTTGGTGACGTGCCGCAAGTGCATCGTGGCCATCCGTAAGCGCATTGGAGTGATGGCCGACCCGGCTACCGAGGCCGAGGAGGACTACGTGCGCAAGCTGGAGAACCTTTACTGGGTGAGGGGCCAATGACCTTCTGGCGTCGCCAAGAACGGCGCAGGTTGAGCGATCTACAGGGCGAGGTATCGCCGGTAGCCCCCTACCGAGATCGTGCCGCATTCGGGCCGGGAGCGGCCTTTATCGCGGTCCTGCTGTTGCTGCTGTGGGCTTTCTGTGTGGGAGGTGGCAAGTGACGAGTATTCCACAGGCTGTGGAGTCTAAGGGGGTAGGGGGATTCTGTACTCTCTCTCCTTCTGTAGTGAGTGAGAGAGTGAATCATTCACTCATTCACAACCAGAGTGAAGAGGGTGTAGGTACGGTACTGCTGGCGCTGGGAGTGTTCTCGCTGTCGACGCCGCGACGCGAGGCCCTTGCCTCCGAGATCGCATCGGCCGGCATCACTGGCCAGCAGCTGCGCGGCCTTGAGTCCTACATCCACGAGGGGGAGCCCGACGCCGGCAAGGCCCGCCGGTTCCTCACCGCGATCGTCTGCGACATGCAGAAGCTACGGGACGCCGTGGATGGCCTAGCCAAGTTCCGAGCCATGAACCAGCACTCCGCCCAAGAGAAGAAGGACGACGGCCCCGAGCACATCTTCAACATGCCCATCGGCACGCCGTCGTGCCCTTGCCATACGTGCCGGGACCATCGGCAGGCGTTGGCGCAGGAGCCGTGGGACCACGACAGCAAGTGCGACCTTGCGGCCTGCCTTGCCGGCGGCGATCGCTGGTCCATCGAGCGGATCGCGAAGCACTTCGACGTGACCGAGACGACGGCGCGGGCGATGGTCGATCGCGGGAACGTGCTCAAGGGCGCGCGGCAGGACAAGCCCAAGAAGAAGGCGAAAGAGGACACGACGCACGAGGACCGCTGCAAGCAGTTCCGCGAGGCTCCGAGGTCCGAGCGGCTACGGCTACTCAAGGGGGGTGCGTGATGGACAGTCTACCTTCGGATCTCCTGACGCTTCGTGAGGCAGTTTTTGTAAGCCCGGGCTTATCCGTGGGCACGCTTCGCCAGTGGATCTACACCGGCAAGGGCGGCGTCTACCTGCGCACTTACCGAGCGCCGGGAGAGCCCCACATTGTTAGGGTCTCTCGCGCCGATGTTGAGAATTGGGCGAACCGGTCACGGTCAAACGGCCTTCGAGTTCACGCGACGACTCCTGCAGAGCAGCGCGTCCGATCCGATCGGGGTCGGTCTGAGCGCGCGGCGCTCACTATCGGCGGCACTGCCTACGGAGAGTTGAAGCTGGTGGCCCAAGCAATTGCCAGGCGGCTCGGCATGTCCAGCATAAACCTGACTGATGCTGTTCGCATCGCGATCAGTGAGCAGCTTCGGCGCGAATCGACTCGGCCGAAATCGCTTAAGGACAACGAAGCGGATGTCGGCGAGGGTGACGCATGACCTGTAGAGCCGCAAAAACGCCACGGACGGCGTTCCAGTGGTTGCAGTCCCGCCTGTTTGGCGACATCGGATACCGGCGTCAGCCCAAGGGCTCCCGTGCGAGGTCTGGCCAATGGTGGCGGCGCCCTCACAAGGTCCGGCTCTGCAAGATCCAGCGGACCAAATACCCGTGGCATGCGCGAGGTGACGCATGAAGCTCGCCACCCACCCGTGCAAGAACTGCGGCGCCCCCGTCGCGCCGATCACCGCCGAGGATAGCAACGGCGCCGTCTACACGATCCACGTCGACCCGTCGGTGCCCATCTTCTACCGGCAGCCGGACGGCGAGGGCTCGATCTTCTGGAGTCAAGACCGCAGCGGCGAGGCTGTGGCGCGGCATCTGTGCCTGAGGAGGGGGCAATGAAGAACTACGGACCCATCGGAGTTGCGGAGCGCGCATCCAACGACCGCAAGCGCAATCGCGATGTCTGCAAGCGCGGCCACGATTTGACCTTGCCGGGCGCGGTGACCATCCGCATCGGCGGCAACGGCCGGCCGTTTCGGCGCTGTTCCGTCTGCCGCGACGCCGAGATCGCCCGCTTCCGTGACGCCACGCGAGCCAACGCAACACACTGCGTCAAGGGTCACGACCTGACCGCTCCGAATGGCAAGACGGCGAGGGGATCGTGCAGCGTGTGCGCGGCGGCGACGAAGCGGGCTTTCGCGGTCAACACCGAGCGCCAGCGCAGCCGTCAGCGGCCGAACATGAGCCGATGGTTGAACTCCATCGACGCGCGGCTGCTGGAGATGGTCGGCAAGCGAGAGCTGTGCGGCAGCGCCATGGAGCGCGCCGAGTTCGACGCCGAGTGGGATCAGCTGATGTGCTGGAAGAAGCAGGCGAGCAAGGGGGCGAGCGAAGCATGAGAGACAACGCGAAGTGCGCCGGCAACGGCTGCCCGGTTCGGGAGACGTGCGACCGCTTCGTGCGGCCGGCGGTCGACGGGCAGGAGTGGGGCGAGCCAAGCGTGCTGTTCCGCCGCACGCAGGGCTTGTGGCCGTCGAGGGCTGAGATGATTTGTCTTGACCACGTCCCGCTGCCTGTGCAGCCGCACGGCGGGGCGAGCGAGGAGGGCGACGCATGCTGATCCTCATCGCCGTGTTTGTGGTCTTCTGTGGGATGCTTGGCGCCTCGCACGAAGGAAGCCAAGGGCGAAGCGCATGGGCTGGCTTCTGGGAGGGCGCGATGGGCGGAGCCATTTTGCTCGCCTGGGGGGCCTGCGCTGGCGGCGCGATAGTAGCGAGCGTCTGGGCCATGGAGTACCTATTCGGAGGTGGCGCATGCTGATCCTCGGCATTGACCCAGGTAGCACGACCGGCTGGTGCCTCTACGACTCCGAGGCGAAGCGCGTCGAGGACTGCGGCACGTTCAAAGAGACCAACGCTCCTCAAGGACTCGTTGACGATTCGCGGCACGACTACTGCGTCATTGAGCGCCCTGTCGCGTACGGCCCAACGCGCCCGCAGGTAGTCGACTGTGCGTGGTACGCAGGCCAGTTGGCCATCGTCATGCAGGCGATCCCGATGACGCGGCGCGAGGTCAAGCAGCTGCTGACCGAGGCGACGAACCGTGACGTGCGCGTGGTCGACGACGCCAGCGCATGGGCGGCCTTGGTGCTGCTGCACGGCGAAGGCTCCGACGTGAAGCCGACGAAGAAGCGCGAGGGCGGATGCATCGGCCGCGTTACCGGAGACGAGCGCGCGGCGTTGGCGTTGGTGGTGGCGTGGGCGATTGCCAACGGGCACTGGAACGCGAAGTAAGCGAAACAACCGCCGCGCAGTGGCCCGAGCGCGGTGGGCAACCAAGGGGCCGCAGGCAAGAACAATGATCCTAGAACACGGCAAGCCGTACGGAGAGGGCGCTACGGTCAACGTCGACGACGCTCTCCTTGATCGTATCGAATCCATCGCCAAGAAGGCCACGCCTGGCCCATGGCGCAACCTCTGCAACGAGTGGAATCAAGCTCAACAGGACTACTACAAGCGCCACGGGATGCACTACCACGGGCACGTTCGCGGGGCGAGGCGTCAAAGCGCCAAGCACTGCGCCACCCTGATCGTTCGCGACAGCTTCCAAGGGCAGCCAATCCAGATGAAGGACTGGAAAGGTTACCCCGACTACTACGACCTCAAGCGCATCATTGCCGAGCCTGCGGACGCGATGTTCCACACTCGGCGTACGCACGTCATGGCCGAGGGAACCACGTGGGATGACTTGCCTGAAGGCCGCGCCAACGCCGACCTGATCGCGCTGTGTAATCCGGCGACGATGCTCGCTCTTGTCAAGGCGCTGCGCGATGCGCGCAGAGGAGGTGGAGATGCCAAGGCGTGAGCGGGAGTGCGTCTTGTGCGGCGAGAAGCCAACGGCGAAGCCTCTACAGGTCCGCTCCGTGGTGGATCTGGCGAAGGAGCCGCTCCCATCGCGGGCAGAGGAGGCAATTGGGTTGCTTTGCCAGGCGATCCGCTGCCTGCAACGGAACTACGAGGGGGCAGCGTGGCGGATCGCTGACGCCCTGTTCTTGGTGGGCCAAAAGTGGCCGCATGCGCACGGCATCGCAGAGCCGACTGGGCGCGGTGCGATGCTGAAGGTGGCGGATAAGTGACCGCCTGCCCCCACTGCCGCCGCCCGCGCCAGGAGTGCGCCGCCCCGGATGCGTGCGCGGTGTGCGGGTGCGGGGCGTGCCTAGCGTTTCGGGAGCGAGGCGCGCAGCACCTTGACGCTGACCCGCAGGGCCTTGGCCAGCTTGTTGGCGGTGGTGACCCGGACCGAGGCGACCTCTCCGCGCCGGATCTTGCGCAGGCCAAGCGGGGTGATGCCAGCCAGCTTACAGAGCTCGCGGAGGCTAAGTCCACGATCGTCGATGAGTTGTTGCAGGGTCTTGGCGACCATGGCGCGCAGGGTAGCAAAAGGAAACTTGAGAAACCAGTGAATCGGCGTTTGACTCCTGCCGATGTATCCTTTAGTAACCCACAAGTCGAACAAGAAAGCCCCGGCCGCTGCCTCACTTTCCACGGCGTAGCAGCAACCGGGGCAAGCCCTCAACCGGAAGGAAGAGAACCGATGCCCACACTACTACCCGCGCCCGTCTCGGCGCAACTCCTGATTGACCTGACCACGCTGACCCTGCCGCAGCTGGTCGAGTCCGCCGACGAAGTTCTCGGCCACCCCGACGAGCCAGGCCAGATCGCATGGGCCGAAGACTGCGGCATCGCCTGGACGATGCACGGCGTCGCGGTCGTGGACGTTCCCGGCTTCGTCGAGATGTGGGGCCTGCCGGTGACGCACGCCCGCGCGGCCGAGATCAAGCGCGCGGCTCGCAAGGGCCAAGCTGTCCCGCTGCTGGCGACGATGACGGCGAAGGACTGCCGAGACGAAGTCTACCGCGCCCAGGACCGCGCCGAGTTGATCGCCGAACACGGCGGCTCCTGCGACTGCCGCGACTGCTACGACATGCGCCCGCTGGCGGACGTGGGCGACCTCAAGTTCATCGCGGCGGTGGGAGGTGCCTCGTGACTCCCGCCCAACTGCGCGCCGAGCTTGGGTTGTTGGCCCACCGAACTGCGTCTTTGCACATGCAACTTGCATCCGACCAAACGAGCGCTTTGGCGATCTGCGTTGCCTCCAACTTGGAGGATGCGCTGGTCTCGCTTCGGCTGGCGTGTCAAGCAGCTGGCGTGCAGCTGGTCGCGCAACTGACCGACGCCGACCGAGCGCAGGCCGACGAGGCCGGGAGGCGCGCGTGAGCGACCAGCAATGGACGCCGTGGCCCGAGGTGTTCAACGCCGGCACGGTCGACGAAAACGAGGCGTGGGTGGCTTTGTCTGCAGCCGAGGACTTCATCGAAACCGTGTCGGCGTTCTCGGCCTACTTCCGGCGCGAGTTCGTCACCGGCTACCGGCGGTGCGGCGACAGCTTCGAGTTTTTGATGCCGGAATCGTGCGGGGGGCCACGAAAGCTCGTCATGCGGGCTTGGTTCGACGGCGACGAGGACTCGGTGCGTTGCACGCGAGTGGAGGTGCGCCGTGGGTGACATCTGCATGAACTGCTTCAGGTCGCCTGAGCGCTGCCAGTGCGAGTGCGGCTTCGTCGAGTTTGCTGATCGAGTCGAGAGGGGCGGCCCGAGCGAAGACTGGATTATCGCCGACCTTCGCGAGCAGCTTGCGACGACCAGGGCCGAACTGGAGCAGCAGCGCACGCGCGCGGAGGCGGCGGAGCAGGAGTTGCGCATGGTCTCCGAGGCGTTCAAACGCCACATGGCGGAAGGGCGCAGCAAGCCCGAGGTCCGCGTTGCCGAGGCGAACGCCCTGAGCGCGTTGTTCGATGATGTCACGGCGCGCAACAAGCTCGCCGCCATCCGCGCGCACCTCGCGGGCGTGGACGTGAAGCGTATTGCTGAGACCGTGGCCGCTGCCGCTCCTGGTGAGTGGAAGCGTTGCACGGCCAGCGACGGCGCGTGCGTGTGTGGGCTCGTCTGGAACTTGGGCGGCGACTACGTGGTGGCCGCATTCCACGGCAACGACGAGAACGCCAACGCCGACGCGCACGACCACCGCAACGCAGACGCAGCGGTCGCCTTGCACAACGCAGCCTCGGCCCTACTCGCCGCCGCGCGGGAGGCGCTGGAGCCATGAGCCGACTACTTCTCTGCGCGGTGCTGGTGGCCATGCTCGCCAACGTCGGCGTTTGCGTGTGGGCGATCATCATGAACGACCCGCGCTCGTTCGCGACAAGCGGCTGCATCGCGGTCGTTCTTGGCTTCCAAGCGGTTTCCGAGATGGAGCGGAGGAAGCCATGAGCCGCCGCAACCGACCCCCCGTGGCCCTGACCATCATCGCCATCGCCCTAGTCGTCGGCGCGTTCCTGCTCGACGGCTGGGTCAACTTCCAGCTCTACGGAGGCCAGCAGTGACCAAGCAGAAAGAACCGTGGCGCGGCCTGACCCTTGGATGGGGACAGTCGCATCTCCTCATGCTCGTCGAAGGGTTCGCTGCCTCGTGCAACGTCACGCTGGAGCCGTGGCCGTTCGTCAAGATTTGGGAGTTGGCCAAGCTTTACGAGGTCAAGCCCAGTGGCAAGCCCGAGGACGTTGCACGCTTCCTTGCCAGGTTCGACGAGCACTTCGCGCCGAGTGGCTACGGCAAGAAAGGGAACTGCGAGGTGAGCAAGTGACCGCCCGCATCGTCGACATCCCGTTTGCCGAGTATCTGGCGCACCCCGCGTTCGGCTCGTCCGACCTCCGCGCGTTCCGCATCGGGCCGCCTGCCCGCGTTACGTGGGGCAAGGCGAACCGCACCGAGTCGACGCACGCCATGAAGTTCGGCACCGGCACGCATTGCCGCATGCTGACGCGGGCGCTGTTCGAGCGCGAACTGTTCGACCGCACCTACATCGTCCGTCCGCAGGATGACCGTGGCAACTTCCGCACGAAGGTCGGCAAGGCGTGGCGTGACGAGCAGCTTGCAGCCGGCCGTGTGATCCTGACCGCCGAGGAACTGGATGGCCTGCGCGGCGCCAGCGACTCGGCTGCGGCCAAGGTCGGCGAGTGCTTGGACCTGAGCAACGCCGAGAAGTCCATCTTCTGGGAGGCTGACGGCATCCAGTGCAAGTGCCGTCCGGACTGGTTCCGCGACGGCGAGGCGGTCTACGACCTCAAGGTCACGCACATGGCCGACAAGCCGTTCCGTGCGCTGATGTTCGGTGCCTACAACGCCGGCTGGACGCACCAGCTCGCGCACAACCGCGCCGGGCTCGCTGCTGCCGGCGTCACCGTGAAGGTGGGGCGGCTCGTCGTCGTGTCGCCGAACGCGCCGCACTTCGCGCATCTGCTTGAGGTGTCCGAGAACGACTTGGACTTCCTCGAGCTGGACAACGCCAACACGCGCAAGGGCATGGCCGCTTGCGTTCGTGCCAACCACTGGCCGGGGACTCCCGACAAGTGGCAACAACTGGAGCTGCCGGCGTCGGCAGCATTCACCGAGACCGACTTGGAAGGCGCAGAGGAGGCGCTACCGCTGTGATGGATCTACCGGAACCGACTGCTTACAAGGGTGTTCACCGAATCGCCAGCGACTCACCTTGGCTGGCCGCTGACGACTTGCCCGACGACAAGGACACCATCGTCACCATTGAGGCGGTGAACCTGCGCCGCGACGTGACCATGGATGCTGGCCGCAAGAAGGACGTGGCCTTGTCGCTTCGCTTCGTTGGCAAGAAGCGCGAGTTGATGCTCAACGCCACGAACCGCAAGACCCTGACGTTGCTGTCGGGGTCAGCGAAGTGCGAGGCGTGGTACGGGATGACCATTGCTCTGTTCAAGGCGCAGGGCGTTCGCCGCCCCGACAAGACCAAGGGGCCAGCCATCCGCATCCGGCCGAGGCACGTCAAGAACGGTGCGTTGGTCGAGGACCAGCCATCCGAGCCGCAGCAACCGCAAGTCGAGCCCGAGTTCCGTGGCGACGCCGAGAGCACGGGCGGGGACGGTGGAGCATGACGAACGAACTGACGAACGAAAGGCTGCGCGAGATGCCCAAGATCGCCAATGCCACCGGCAACTTCCTTGTGCGTGACCTTTCCGCCGAGCTGCTGGTCAAGCGGCAGGAGGTCGCCCGCCTCGCGTCCAGCCTCGCCGCCGTGGAGCGGCAGCGGGACGAGTTGGCCCAGCGCCTGCACGATCTGGCGAAGTGGGCGCGCGTGCATGCGAAGGACGGCGAGCGTTGGCAGTTCGATCAACTGTCGGTGTGGCGTTGCGTGGCAACCGAGCTGCGTAGTGCCGCGTCGCTGGCCGCCCAGCCGCAGGCCGAGCCGGCCGAAGGGGGTGCGTGATGGCCACGAAGAAGCAGGCGCCGCAGATCGGCAAGAGCGCGTACGTCGTCATCGACACGGACGGCAGCGTGATTTGGTCGTTCTCGAACGCTGACAGGCGCGTTGCGTCAGTGTGGGCCGAGCATCGTCCAGGCCGCAAGATCGCGCGCGTCGAGGCGGTAGAGATCGTCAGGAAGTCGAGGAAGCCAAAGGAGTCGAAGCGATGAGCAAGCAAGCGAAGAAGCGGCCGAAGCCGTTGATGGCGTGGGCCGTTGCATCCGACGGGGTGCTCAACGGCAATTACGTGTTCAAGAGCCGGGGAGAGGCCCGCGACTGGGGGGGCTACGCCGGTCAAGAAGTCATCCGCGTCCGCATCGTCCCCGTCGTCGCCAAGGCCAAGCGGCGGAAGGGGGCGAAGTGAACAAGCGCAAAGCCATGATCGGCCGGGTCTGCCTGGAGTGCGTGCATTGCCACGTCGACCCCGGCAGCGAGGGCTACAGCGAATACACGCCTGGCTCGCCGTTCGAGTTCCACTGCGGTAAGGGCAAGGTGTTCCAGTTCGGCGTCTACCACGGATCGAAGGCAACGCTGCTTGCCGACATCCGCCAAGCTGAGACGTGCGACGAGTTCAAGCTTGAGGTGAAGCCGTGACCGACCAACCTACGACGTGGACGCCGGAGCGGGCGCTGGCGATGTTGCGCGACTGGCGAGACGCGAAAAGCTACAGCAGCTTCTCCAGCAAGTGGGGCAATCCTGACCGTGGCCGGGTGGCGTTCGAAGCCCTCGAATCCGCCGCCGCAGAGATCGAGCGGCAGAAGGCGCGGGCGGATGCGGCCGAACGCGAGCGCGATGGCTGGCGACGCGAGGAGTCGAAGTGCGTCAGGGTGGCGCGCGATACTCTCGGCTCCGATGCGCCTGCGCACCTGTCGACGATCGCCGATTGCGTCGTGTCCTTGGGTGCGCTTGTCGAGCGGCTGCGCGCCGAACTCGCCGCGAAGCATCCGGCTGCTGGCGACGAGCCGTTGCTTGGCTTGGCCACAACGCGGCAGATGCTGG